AAATAGAAAGCTAAAGAAGAAAATAAAACGATTGCTTAATAAACGCAGAAGAAATGATAAACATGATGGTAAATGCTCAAACCACTATTGGGCATAACGGCTACAAATAACAGTCAATGGCTTCGGTTTTCTTTGTTTATTTTTCGATTTATACGTAAATACGTAAAACTTAACATTCGCTTAACATTCAATTGCACGTAAATACGTATCTTTACAGAGTAATCAAAAAAAAAGAAAATGAAAGCAACATTCGAACTCACAACCTGGTTAAGCGAAAACAGAGAACAAGTTATCAGTAAATACAACAACCTTACAACCGAAAAATTTTTTAACGGAATTTCATTAAAAGACTTTATGGTTCAAGTTCTTAAAAGTATGCAAATGCAAAACATTAAAAGCGCAAATAGAGCTGCTTCAATGTTGCCTTTTTTGATTGGCAATGTTTACTTCAACAATTCAAAAGTAACAGGTAGCGACAAAAAAACAGAAGCTTTAAAAGCAAAATACGACGGCACTTCATTTATGGCAATGGTTTAATTAACTTAAAATAAAAACAAGATGAAAACTTACAATTACTTCTACAACGGGCAACCAATTCCAAAAGATCAATTCTTAAAAGCAGTTCCCGAAAATTGGGAAAATGATGTTGATGAATTTGGACACTATTATTATGGATACTATTCAGCAGAAGAAAGAGATAGCGATGAAAGCATCTGATATTTTCAAATGGCGACAAGTTTCAACAGCACTTTCTGGAAATACGGAAAGTGTTCGTTCTGACTACAAGGGCGATAAGTACAACGAAGCTTATCAAGAGCTAATCGACTTTGCCGAAAGTTGGCTAAAAAAGCATTTTAAAAATCAAAACACTGACGCTTCAAAAGAGCTTTAAACTGAGCCATAACGGTGACGGTATGAGCTGAAACCGATTTGAAACACAACACAATCAACACGATATGAACTTAATTAGAACTACATACTTTGACTTACGCACTGCAACGGTTTTTGCTTATACCGTGTGTTGTGTGCATGTAGCTTTTATCCGTTCATTCAAAGCTGTGACCCTTTTTGTTTTATTTTTTTAGGGAGGCAATTTTTATTTATTTTTATATTAGGATATATTATAAAATAATACTAACTTAGCAACAAATTAAAACATGTATTTTATGGAAAATCAATTAACAGTAGTATTACCGAATGAGGTTGCTGAAATAGCAAAAAACGTTTCACTTGAAAAAAGAAACGAAGTGCAAACGGTTTTAAACCATGTCTTTAATGGAGTTTCAAAAATGCGCGAGCAACTTGACAGTATAGTTGTTTCCGATGAAAACGACAAAGTAAATATGAAACTTTGCGCCACAATACGACTTGGTGTAAAACAAAAACGTTTGGAAGCTGAAAAAACATTTGATGCAAAAAGAGCTGATGTTCAACAACAAATGTTAAGCTACAAAACAGAAGATTCACTTTGGTTAAAGGCAAAGCAAACGATGCAAATTTTAACAAAAGAAATTGAAGAAAATGCACGTTGGAAAGAAGAAACTAAAGAACGTTTTGAAGCTGAACAAAAAGAGTTGAAAACACAACAACGAATACTTAAAGTTGCAAAAGTAGCTCCCGAAATGTTACGCTCTGAATTTGAACACATGAGTGACGAAACTTTTGAAATGTTTTTTACAGGGATTGAAAAGGCTTTTAATGATAAAATTGAAGCTGAAAAGAAAGCCGAAGAAGCCAGAATCCAAAAAGAAAAAGAAGAAGCTGCCGAACGTGAAAGAATTAAGGTTGAAAATGAACGATTGAAAAAGGAAGCCGAAGCAAAAGAAAAGGCTTTAGAAATTGAGCGTAAAAAGCAAAAAGATGAAAAGGATAGAAAAGATTTGCAGGATAAAAAAAGAAATGAAGAGCTTAAACCGTACATTATTTTTATTCGTGATTATGGAAAACTTTTAAATTCTCCTGAAAAAGAATATCAAAAAGAACTTTCTGAAATTAAAATAGGAGCAAAACAGCATTATGAATTTGAAGCCCAAAAAGCTAAGGAAGCCGAAGCAAAAGAGAAAAGAGATAAGGCTGAAAAAGATAGACTGCAAGCTGAATTACAGGCAAAACAAAAAGCAGAAATTGAAGCGAAAGAGAAAGCCGATAAAGAAGAAAAAGCAAGAATTGAAGCTGAAAATAAAGCAAATAAAGCCCCGGACAAAGAAAAGCTAAACGCATGGATTAATGATATTAGATTTGTGCCAATGCCTGTATTTACTTCTAAAGAATCACAGGATATTGCTTTAGATATTACCATGAAATTTTCTGCATTCAAAAAATGGGCAAAAACACAAATTGAAAGTATTTAATATGGCAACGAAAAATACAAGCGTAACCATTGACGAAGAAACTTTAAATGACGGACAAAAGCAAGCAAAATCCGAAAGCCGTTCTTTTAGTTCTTTAGTACAATATTTACTTAGCACTTACTTAACTGGTTTGAAAAACCAGAAGCGGGTAGGGAAAAAATAAAACAAAAAGACTTATTAAGCACTAACCTTGCTACGAAGAAAGGCTATTGCACATAACGGTTGGTGCTATATGCAGGGATGGATACGGAAAGAAACAATATCGAGCCGCTACGGTGCTAATGCGAGAACTGAACTTGAATAACTGATACTGCCAGACTTGACATATAGCACGTGTTAACGCCTGTTTTCAATTCATGTCAAAAAACATAGAAATATGTTAAAAATAATTACAAAAATACTTGTACAATAGAAAAATACGTTGTATCTTTACTTCATCAAACAATCACAAATACAAAACAAGATGAAAGCAAATTGTAACATTACCGGAATCGAATTTGAAGCTACAAGCGGAAGACAAAAGAATCATCCTGAAGTTTCTCAATTAATGAATGATTTGAATAAGTATGAGTTTGAAAACTATCGTATTGTTAAAGATGCCTTAACTGCAAAAAAAGGAACTTTTAATAATATTGATGAAGTTATTGAATTTGCAAAGAATGTTAAGGCTTCTAAAAAAGAAGACATTTTCCCGGAAGATACAAATACAGATGCAGTATATTTTTAATCATTAAAAAAAACACAAAATGGAAAATTCAGAATTAAAAAAATTAGCAGCTCAATTTTCAGATTTTTTAGGAACTGACATTGAAAACATTGAAAGCAAAATGAGCGAGTTTTGGTTTGCAACATTTAGCTGCAATAATGCAGAAAGAGAAGCTGAATTGTTAATTTATTGGAAAGAAAACTAATGCAACGTCAATCAGTAATCATCCTAATTTACCCCGATAAAGAACCAATTTGTCGGGGTAATTTTAAAAAGCTTTGCGACGAGTTTAATCTTCCTTATCATTCTCTCAAAGCTTTGAAATTCCCAATTGTCCTCCCAGATTGCGTTATCTACCGAGTACCTTTTAAATAGGCGTTAACTACCAAATATATACAGTTCAATAAATTGAACCATGACACAAATATCTGAATACGAGAAACTTTCACTTAATAAACTAGGTGAATCTATTCAAAGAGGCAAATGGAGTAGCGACGGATTGGTTCAATTAATTGAACTGGCGGGTGATTTTCTAAATCTTCAAACTATTCCGGATTATGCGAAATCGAATAATTTGAGTTATAACGGAGTTAAGAAGTCCCGAACAATAAGAAAAATACACAATGTAAAATTTGTAATCGATAACTTATGAAAGAATCACAAATACAAGCCGAATGCGTAAAATGGCTTTGGAATAATTACCCTGAGACAAGAGGACTGTTTTTTGCGGTACAAAATGAGGGCGCAAGACTATCAGTAAAAGTAATAATCAATGCTATGCTTTTCGTAATTGAAAACATAAATGATAAAAGGCTAGTTTTAGAAAAAGTGAATGAAGTAATATCTCAATGCAAGCGAGGCAATGGTATTTCTGGAGCTATTGCAAAGGCTATGGGAATAATACCTGGCGTTTCAGACACTATCTTTCTTTGGGAAGGTGTAGCACACCTAATTGAATTTAAGACCGAAACAGGGCGACAGTCACCCGATCAGGTGCATTGGCAATTGTTTGTTGAAAAGGCTGGATTTGATTATTATATTATAAGAAGTCTTGAGCAATTTCAGGGACTAATTGAAGATATTTTGGAAACATGATTTTAGTCATGTTTTGAATAAAAAAACTAGGGTATATTTGGAGTATAGACTTTGAAAAGATAAATAACTACCAAATATACCCACTTCAATAAATTGAACCTAAAAATTTTAACCACTTAAAAACAAAACAAAATGAAAGAATTTAACCCAACTATTGAAAAAAAATCGATTAACATAGTTGATGTTGATTGCGAAATCCTTGAATACATCTGTCAGGAAATACGTGAAAAGCCGGTGGAGAAAGACATGGGCGATGGCTATTTCGAAGTATCTGATACGATACATATCAAGGTTGCAGTATATGAAATGGATATCCAGTACCGGAAAGTCGAAGAATATTCAATTATACCCTGTACGCATGAATTGCCAGAGACGTCGGAACTTATTGGAGTCGCAATTTATGATCTAGATGTTGCATTGTGGGACGGCAATTCCGGATGTGAATTAGACTTTACTTACACAACATCTAAAGATGAATATCCGCGAGATGAATTTACATTCAAAATCGAGCAGCTATGTACAAAGTAATCCTGATTCCTGCAACAATTGTATTGTTATTCTATGTCGTGTATTCCGCTATCTGGTTGATCCGGATAGTTCAGAAAGATGCAGCGCTTAATCATACTGAGAAAAAAGTCGTGCATTATCCCGATGATGAAGATGAAGCAGTAATTTTTTAATACAAGAAAGCCCGGACAACTATCCGGGCTTTTTACTAACCTAACCTAACCTTAAAGCAAAATCAACTCCAAAATGAAAACAAGTATTAACAATCATTATTCAAAGTAATCAAATGTACACCTTTTTAATTAATTACGAAATAGTCTGTTGCATTTTATAAACCACGGTATGTACTATACTCTATCACATACTAAATGCCGACCGATATTAACAATACAGTACGTACTATCCTCTAGCACTTAATACATACCGCTTATAATTAGCAATGTAATCCTCGACTTTCCCTTTCCCTTGATATGTGTTATAATGCTTCTTCCAATATTCAGCTTGCCCCGGCAAATCAGATGGTATCTTTTCTTTAACTCTAAAATAATGTACCCGGGCAAAGCACGTAGAAAGTATATCGTTTACCTCAAGTAGTTTTGAATCAAAGTCATACACATCTGCCAGATCCATGATGCAGTCTGCCAGTTGTGGCTTATATTCCATAAAATTAATTACAATGTCATCAAACGTCCCCGGTTCCATCTGGAAGATCCCAAGAGCCGGACCGCCACCAATTTGCCTGCGATACTTTCCAAATGCGGACTCCTGCGCACACGTGCCACACAACAACATATGTGCCTCATCGGAATAAGGGATCACACTATTAAGGTCGTGCAATACAGTTTGAATGTTTAGGCATAATGTGGGTGTCATATTATTTCTTTGTTAGCAGCTTTAATATTTCCTTTACATCTTTATTCAACTCCGAAATTCCGTCATCTACTCTCTTTTCTACACCTGTTACCCTGTGATGTAACGCCCTATCTTGTTGATCAACGTATTTCCTGAGATCGTCTAAGTCCAATTTATCCGCCCTATTTCTAACGGCCTTGTTATACATGATTACAAATGTTACTAGTGAAATAATTGCTATTATTCCATTATACGCCATTTCGCCGTCGATTGTCAAGGGTGTCATAAGCAAGATATAATAATCCGGCTGCAAGGCCGATGGTTAGACTTAGTTTTATGTGCGCATAGTAATTTCCAGTTATCAAACCGCATACAACATAAATATTGACTAATATAAAATAAAAAACTGAGCAAAACAAAGTTAAAGCTCTTACAGCTTTATTCTGAAAGAATGTGAAAAGTAACCCGAAACTCAGCGAAATCGATACGCCAGTACCAATAAAAAAAAGCTCATCAAGCCGTGTATTGTAGTTGTAGAATGCGAAATAGTAACCGACATACGATAATAAAGCAAGGGCAGCCGAAGCCGCCCCTACTATGCCTTTAATTTTTAAATCCTTTGCTCCCATGCTACGCCTGCTTTGGTGGAAGATCGGGGCCGTTTGGCTCATCGTCTGTAGGCCCTGCCACGGCTACCGAAATAGCTTTATTGCCTAATAACGCCTTTGCAAGAGCAACAAGGTCTTTACGCTCGTTTGCGTCAATCTTGTCATCTTCAATAGCATTCGCAAAGGCTATAATCAGTGGCTTTGCTTTAACCCAAAATTTACCAAAAAAATAGACCACAATTGCTAGCCCCGCACTGGCAATCTCAGCCCAATCTAAATTTAATAATAATTCTTTCATTTTACTTATTTTATGACCGGGTTTCCGATCTGTTTATTTGTGCTCTTTCGAGCGGTTATTTACTTAGCTAACGTGATCGTTTTTCTCGCCGTGCCTCTCTTTTCGACTTACGTATTTCTTTCTTTGAAATGGCTTTATCTTCACCGTGTCCGGGAATAGTAATTCTACCCTCTGTTGTTTGCGTGTTTTCATGTCCTCTTTGTTTTAGTTTGTTTACTTTTTGCTCCATATTGTCAATATAGGTGCCAGCATTGATAACAGGCTTAACCTTTTTGAGCATAAAGATAATGCCTATGATGATGCCTGTCAATAAGATTGCTAGATATTTGTAGATGTTGCTCATAATGCCCTCCCGTTTCCGTCGTTGTAATTATAGCCAATTTCTTGTACTATTATTTGTTATTTTCATTATTTTCATATACGCTTCTTGCTCCTGTTGTTAAATTGGCCCATTCCGTGTTAGAGGCGACTTTGGGAATTACTGTGCCATTCCGATACATTGTTTCAGTTATATTTCTAGAAGTTATCTCAATAGTTCCGATGCAAATAGTTTCATATATCGTACCGTCATTGCCTGTGTATGTCCCAAATTCTCCATCTAACAATTCAGTAACATCTTTTACAATTCTAACAGGAAATCCGTATTTCTTAAATTGATAACCTGGTGAATCAAAATTGTCTGAATTATAATACAATTGCCACAAATGGCAGTTCGTCCTTGTATTTCTCGAGTTGCTCGATCAGGATGTCGGAGCCGGTGAAAAACACCTGCGGCGGACAGCTTTCTTGTTGCTTGAACTGAACTGTTGCGTATTTGCCGCTCTTATTTTTGCTGTACTTCGATTCAGACACCCGGTAGGCCAACAGGATGATATCGCGGTTTAGCAGGTCATCCAGCTTCACTTTTACGCCGTCGAGCTGTGCCTCCTCCGACGCAAAGTCGCTAAAGCGCTTCATCGAGCAGGTTGATTTGGTAAATGACTACATCCGGATCGGCGACTATTACTGCCGCATGCTCCGGCTTGATCTCTTCCAGGTACACGGTCACAAACTCAGTGCCGGCGGCATCTTTCGACAACTCGTAAGGGCTGCCAATTTTGAGAATACGATCTGCAAGGGCTTCGTATCTGCCACCTGCGAGCACGAAATCGAGCGGAAGGGTAGCTTTCGCCCGTAGCTTTTCTGTAATCAATTCACCTTTTGCAACTTCTTTGGCCAGTTCGCGCCAGGCTTGCAGGCGCAACCATTCTTCAACATTGTGCCCGTTACTGTAATTAGCTAAGATTGCTTCGATCTGCGAGGCTGCATATCGGCTGCGGATGATTCCTTCAACCAGCGCCGAGTAGTCGCCGGTAGCGCAATTTGCGTAATCGTAATCCCAGCTTTCAATCGGCTGTTCATCTTCGTTTGTGCGGTCGTTTCGAACGACATTCCACCTTACTTGATATTGTTTCCCGATGCGCTCAATTCGCTCAGGCTGTGTGTTTGAATTTCCTTTCATTATTAAAATATTTTTTGGTTAAACGATAAGAATCGTCGTGTTTCAACCAACCCCAATAACTGGCCAGACTGGCGGGCTGGTTTAGCTTTCGCTTCATTTCCTTAACTATCCGCTTGCGGATCCAGCCGTTTTGTATAGCTTAGCTGCGACCCGTTATTCGAATTACGCGCTGCGACACCCGCTTGACTGCCATTATTCAGATTGCCACCTGCGTGGACGACACGGAAAGCGCAGTGGAACCGGTAACCTGTGAAAAATTTTCCGGCGACTACGGCGCTGCGCAGAGCCGCGACCCGACATCCGAAAACGCAGCACCGAGACCGTTAGTCGAATAACGCGCCGCGACACCCGCCGGACCGCCATTATTCAGAGCGCCACCCGCGCGGACGGCACGGAAATAATCACGAGAAGCATCGTCGAGATGTGACCAGAAGTAGTCGGTAACATACGTAGTCGATGCGCCTCCGTGGGCTTTCGGTAGAAAGCCGGATTGCATGCTTTGTATGTAGTTCTCGTTTGTGGCTGCCGGTAAGGCTGCGCCATAGGCTTTGTATTTTGTTGTTATTTCAGCGTCAACCGACGTGAATAGAGCTGGGTCGTTTGTTACGTATGCCAGATTGCTCTGTCCGACACGTCCGTCGAATGCGCAGCCGTCCATGAATTTCCAGATATGCCCGAACAGGTTTTCAATGAACAGAAAGCGATTTGCAATATTCTTTTCGGCAATTCGCCAGTTCGCGTCGTCCAGACCAATGTCCAGCCCCCCGAGGTCGGCAGCTATGGTTCCGCTCATGCTTGTCAATATGTTCGACCGTCCCGTATTGCGCTTGTAGGCGTCATTCCACGCTGTTCTTTCTGTGTAGCCGGGCAATGCGGTCTGCGAGTTGAATGTTGCATGATTCACATAAAAAAGCAACTGAATTAGGTGCTGAGTCCAGAAATCGTAAGGATACCACCCCTCACCTCTTGCAAATGCACGGCTTCTGAATGTAGCAAGTGTCTGTGAAGTTAGCGGTGCAACCCCTGATACGGATTGCAAAACGTTGCTTCCTGAGTTGCTTGCTTCGTATGCTCCGATGTAGATGAACTCACGCTCTGTGCCATCAGGTCGCACAAACTTAGGATGGCATTCGAAGCCAACCAGGCGTATTGGCGAGATTTCAACCCGTATTAACACCCCGCTTCCGTCGAGCACCTCGCGATAGTAGATGCGCGGTATCTTCACCATTACTTGCCCGGAGGCGCCGGTCAGGTCTGCGCCGGCTACAATCTCGGGGTTTGCATAATCCGCAATTACCACGTTTTCGGTCAGATCGTCGGCTAACAGGACGATCTTGAGCCCCTTTTTGTACCATTCAATGTCGCTTAACCCAACGCGAGTCATAGCGGTCGTTCCATCGGTAGGGAGGATTACGCCGCTGTAATTGTTTTGGGTGAGCTGATACAGATCCTGCGCTGTTCCGGCGTAGCCACCGGTGGGGGTTGCTCCAATTTCTTCAGCACTATAGTTAAGCGCATTTTTCACCGAATCAACATCGATGCGGTTGCCTTTAATTTTTGTTGTCATATACTAAACTTTAATTTTTGTTGTCATATACTAAAATGTATTACCTGTTGTCATTAGATCGATTACGATTGATTCGCCCACAACCGGAGGATCTGTGAAAATGATTTGATTATTTTCCAGGCTAACCGCATAATCAACATCCATCTTCATGCGCAAACCGCTGACATATACCCGAACCGTTTCCGATGAGTAGATTTCCCAAGGGAGCGTAAAATTTGTAATTATGCCATCAGGCGTTTCGTTGACTGATATGCCGTATTTGTTTAGGTTGTCTACATAGTTTCTTGGAACTAGGGTGTTGTCACCCAACTGAGAGTGAAGCCAAGATTCATATTGTAAGAGTTTGTTTTTCTCAAATAATACTTTGCGCGAACTAGTAATCGTACCCATTGTCGGGTGAGTCCTAGTGTATACATATAGTTTTATGGTATCTGAATTCAGATGCACTTGTGAAACATTCGCAGAATCACCGTAATTCCACTTGTAAAATTCCAATGAAGTGCCGTTTTCGTAGGGGACGTTTTTCGCAGGATCATCATAAATAGTGTCTACATTTACCTTTAAAGATGCCCTTACTCTAATGTCATTATCCTCACTCGCCCATCCCGAATATACAGAGGTATGCGGATATCTAGCCGAAGTTAAAGCTCCTGATAGCCCTGTATAAGTGCTCTTAGCAAGATCATTTGAAAACAAAGTTACATAATCCTTACTTGACTCAAATTCAACTGAATAGTCACCGTCACTATATTGGTAGCTCTGAAGTTGCCCGATAGATGGGTCATATAATAGATAATTATCCCATGTTGGGTTATGAAAATCAAATCCAGTCCCGCTAAACTCAATGTCCCACGATGTGGAGACCGTGCCGCCTGGTTTAATTACATTATCGACTATTTCAACCCCATTACTGGCGGTGAAGTCTGCGCCTATTGCGTTCTTAAATGTTGCCGAATCTAACCAACTAACTGTATTATCAGCATTCGCACGTAAGTAACGGACCGCAGATGGATTAGTTGAAGTGAATACATTACTCCCTACTGTTGTTGCTCCTAAACTTGTACGTCCTGTCGCAGCAACTAATCCAGTAGCTCCCCCATCCCACTTTAACCGGTCTGAATAAGCTGTATTCCAATCCCCCGAATTGTCTCCAACGTAACTGATCGTCCCAGCAGTTGATTTCACCAGCCCTGTGCCGGATAATGTCGCTTGTTTGGCAGTAAGTGAGTCTTGTAATCCATCAACATTTGAAATCACATGATTATGTGAATCATCAACAACAGCTGGAGAAGCTAATGTCCCCGATAAATCACCTGTTAATGAAAAACTACTTGTAATATACCCTGAATCATTTGTCCACTGCGATATGTTCGAACTTGAGAAATCAGATACACCAAGCCCTGAAATGGTCGCACCTGTGTGATTATGAGAATCATCTTCGACATCCCCTGAGATTGCCGGTGTCGCATCATCATACGTGAAAACAATATCACCGACCAGTCCATTATCTAGGATCGTCCCAACTGCATCCTGTGCATCTTCATTTGTGTAACCTCCCGCCGACGTAATAGCATCATCAACATATCCTTTTGTCACAAGCATACCGTTATCGCTAGCTCCTGTTGTTATATCCGTCAGTGTAAGTCCGTCGAATGAAATCGAGTTAGTTACATTTAACGTCTGTGTTTTCGTTCCGCCTACAACGTCAAGCTTCGTCGAAGGTATTCCACCGACTCCAACATTGCCAGTCATTCTGTATATGTTGCCTGATGATTCTGTCCACTGTGAAAATAGGTTGCTCGATCCTTCTGTAATGTCATCGGAATTTATCAAACCGCCCTCGTTTGTCGAACTGTGATCATGTTGCGACAAACTAAAATCAGTAATAGCCGGGCTGTCAATAGTTTTGTTGATAAGTGTTTGAGCAGACGTTGCATCAACATACTGTCCTGTAAGCCCTAGAGGGTTATGACTTGCATTATCCATATATGTCCCGTCATCATTGAAATCACCAACATTGATTGCAGATGTTGCCGTAAATTCAAGTGCACTCTCCCCCGCATTTACTCGAGCAAGCTTTAACGCCTGACTTGCGTACGAAGATGGCGTATCATTCAGATCAAGAAAAGCAATCGATGATGTTGAAGTACCACCGCCAACGCCTGTTGAAAACCGCAAATCTATGTAATCATCACCGTCAGAAGTTGCTATAATTTTTGCATTAACCGAATTGGTAAGAACGTCAGCCGTATTGAAAATTACAGTACCAATTAACGCAACATCCTTAACCGGGATTTGACCGTACAAAATATCAAAAGCCTCTTGTTCTGCAGCCGCTTGTGCTGAGGTTAAAGTTGTATAATTATTTTGACCTAAAATTACAGCGTATTCTTCTCCTGTACCTGTATCTATATTATTTGACGCAATAACGTGCATTAATACATAACTGTTATTAACTGCCTCTGTCAGTTGCCATGCCCCCCCTGCGTATTGATTATACGCCATTCGCCCTGTACCTGTAGTAATCAGGGGGAATGTGGTTCGTGATAATAACCAGTTGCCGTCAACGCCTGTTTTGTAATATGCGTCAAGTCCGGCAGTAGATACAATCGTAGATGTAGAAGTTTTTATATCCTGATTCCAAAGCGACCCAGATGCAACACCAAATTGCGCATGCGAATCTAACGATCCATTCCCGTCTGAAATAATCGAAGTTAAAGCGCATCCGTCAGAAATTCTACATCCGTCAGTGTCGTAAGTATATGCGATGAATCTGGGTGGCGACTTAATTGTATGCCGCTGATTCCCTATGTATATGGCTTGAGCCGCTGATACTGACCAGTAAATTTTACAGATCGATGCGTGATTTTCGTAAATGTGGATTGTCTCGTCATTTGTTGGATTAACTATTTCGGTCATCTGATCACCATCAAAGTGAATAAAGTGAACGCCTTCAACATCTGAAATCTGTAAGCTATCCGGTCCTGTTATGTATTTAATGCCTTTCTCGTAATAATAAAAATCACTTCCTGTTGTAGGCTCAATTTTCACCCGCCGATTAGCGTTATCCCATGTTATTATCGTATATAAATCAGACGAACTATTAAATCCTGTAATGCTTATTGTTTCCGCGGTGTATTGATTCACGTTAGGGTCTACAAATAGCGTCGTGTCATTTTGAATCTCACCGATATAAACCACATATTGCCCATTCGAAGGTGGCACATTCACCAGCTCGCCAACGCCTAAATAAATGTCATCACCTTCCGCAAATCCTAACGAAACAAAATCACCGGTTTGATCACCCCACAGTGTCGCATAACCATATTCTCCGATTCCAATTTCTTCTGTTGTTATGCCTATTAATCTGGATGTCTCATAAGTCGTACAATCCGCAATTTCAAACATTCCGGATGACAGGTAAACAGGCGTATTATTAGGAATTATTTGCCCTGTATTATTTAATGCTCGCTTTACGCCCTCCTGCCCTAAATTTAAGTTAAGGGTAGGACTTTCTGTGAAATATGTTAACGCATGTTTTAAAGTGTCGTAGTATATTTTACCCTCACGAGCGGTTACCTGATCAGGATAGATAGGATTGAAAACGACTGAATCGGTAGGGCTGCCAAGGGCATGTTGATTGAAATATCTCAAATTAACTGCATCAAGTGAATCAATAGGATCAGCAAGATTTTTGAATTCATATTCCCCCGCGATTGCCCCTGGTGCGATTAATGTATCAATGCTGCCTGATTTATTCGAATAAATTCGATTTTCAAGCTTCATATTCCTGACATTTATGTCTGTCGCTTGAGAATATCCCAAAATTGATACAGAAGCTAAAATTATAGATATTAATATCCTTTTCATTGTATTAGTTATTAGGTGTTATCGTGTCAAAATTACATATAATAGTTAAGTCGGCTCCGGCTCCTGATACTGTGAAATACAGGTTATAAGCGGTCGTATCTGTTTTTAGGAAATGGATCGAATAATTTTTAAATTTATTCTGATAATCGGCTTTTGCAACCTCCCCTTGTATTTCATCAATTATGTCATCTCCGGCAATGCTTGTGCCGCATTTGACTGTAGCGATTGCTGCGGCACTTGCAACATTGTGTTTTATCTGCACAGAATGAAGCATGAAACCTTCTGGGTTTTCAACCTGCCATCCACCACCGGTTACGTTTGAATTTTTCTTAACTTGTATCACATCTTCTGTATTTGTAGTTACTATAATACCTAAATCATCTGAATTAAGACCGACTGTGTGGGTCTCCGTCAAATCAAGAGAAAGTTGAAATAAAGTGCTATTGCCGTAAATTTCAGGTTCACCAACTTTATTCGCGATGTACTGAATATCATTTATCGTAAATAAATCGAGCATTGACGCGGCAATTATCTTTTCTGCTAAATAGTCAGGTATGCCGCCAGTTTTGAGTGTCAATCCCCCGAATAATTTTGATGCAATATTTATCTTCTGATCTACATCCTCAAAATTATCAAGCGATCCATCCGACTTATATTCATCGATTGCCTCAACATAGAAATACATGTAATCAAGGGCAGTCCAGTCAATAAAATATGAATCTGAAAATGAATTGATATCAAGATTAGCATACTGAATTTTTTTCAAATCACCTCTTGATATTTCATCTGAATAATCAGAAACGCACATAGGCTCACTTGTTAATGTATCTGACCCCTGAAAGCATTTGAAATACAACGTTTTGTTGTTGTAGTTAGAATCAAGACTAATCTCGAAATTGAAATAATAGCGATCATCAACCCCTGAGTATGAACTAACAAGGGACCCGGCTATTGCTGTATTTTGAATCGTTGTTTCATATAAATAACTTCGTAAAGTTGGAACTGTTGCAACATCTGAACTAAATTGAAGATAAATCGAATCGGCATTATTGAATTTTTGAAAATATTTCTTCAATGTCAACCCGCCTATTTTACGATCATTGTACAGCGTGTTATGCCTGTTCGGAAAGCTGCCCGATATGTCTTTAAAAGAAACTGTATTTAAAATTGAGCTAACTAACATAGTCAGTATCTTTTAGTATCGCTTAATTCTTCTTCATAGCACCATACATCATCCGCGTCCATCCGGCCAAACATCACCTCATACTGAATAGCACGTTGACGGACATTGTAAGTAATGTTTATGATTATCCCTTCATCGCTTTCTTTCGTAGCATGAAATACATGATCACCGATTTTGAATAAAGGCTCAAATTTATACATACTTCTCAATTATTGTTATTTCAACTTTATCCTCATTGTTTTTCCTGGAATACTTCAAAATCCATCCGGATATTGTTTCAGTAAATTTAATTCTTTTTAGCGGATTTGAAAGTAATGTATTCCGCTGATCGAATGATAATTTCAAACTTACCGTATGTGCGATCGGTTTATAAATCGGATCAGTCAATTGTGCAACCAATATATCCGCATTTTCACGGATCTGATACCCCTCACCTGTCGTTTCTAAAGTCTGCAATTTGTCAGAAGTCTGAAAGCGTAGATAACTACTATCGTATTTTACAAGCGAGGTTTTTAGCTTACTCCCGTGCCGCAATAGATTCCTGGTTGGTGTGATATACAGGTTAAACGTGTCGGAACCAAATATCGAACTATTATCAATGATTTGTATTATCTCTTCTTTCTCCGGTTTCCATGCTGATGAATCCCGTTGTGTTTTAATAAAAAACAGCTCATTGTCACCGCTCACATCCGTACTGCCTGTAGTTTCAATCGGGCTGTCAAGAAGAACAAAAATCCCTTTAGAATCGGCTCTAACCTTGCTCACATTGTCAAACTTTGTATCTGTATTTATGATTGACGTACGCTTGTTTGTTGTGTTAAACTCGCCTCTTCCATTTATTTCCTCATATTCGTACTTTTTATAACCGGTCTGGATGTCAAGGTATGCAAGTTCAGGCAATACCTCACTTTGAATATCTAATTGAGATATTTGAGTTGAAATATCTAAAATTATTTCATCCTGAAAGAAATAGCTATAATTCTCGATTCTAAGCCGCATTACTGATTCAATTTCTTCAAATGTATAACCAAGATTGTAAATTGAATTAGCGGCATGGAATAGGTCTTTGAAATTTGAAGGCACTGGGACATTGTCATCATGCAATAGCCCGCCCCTTATATTAAGTCCAGACATGACATTCAGAAATCTAGTAGAATCCTCACTTAGATATGTCGATCCTGCCAGATTGTATGGAGTGTCTAACCGTCCTAGATATTCAGAATAAAATGGGAATTGTTTATCAAGGATAAGTTGCAAATTCCGCTCTAACGCCTCATAAATTGGCAGCGACTGAATAGTTCTTGATTCAGTTGTTACTATCTCTTGAGTAATTTGGACAAATGGCACAGCCATGAAAGCTTCAATGTCATCTGTACCATTAACTTGAGTCATAAAAAAAAGCTTTTCGCCAATATCTATTGATATTGTGTTGCTAAATGTAGATGTGAATTCTGTCTTTTCACTACCAAAGCCTATCAGCTCAATTTTTTCAAGCATATTTCTATCGGAATCAGTCCTTATAAGTGAAGGATAATACACGTTAAAACTATGCTTGTCAGTTACCATTACGGCAATGTTTATATCTATTTTTATGTCAACATAGTTAAACAATGCATTGTCAAAAAAGGGAACAGCAGAGGCATCAATAGGCACAGATAACGGATCTGTTTCATATTCTCGAACTGCTATTCCGGTCTGATAGACCATGTTTTTCATTTCAACAAAATCGGATGAAATTGTATTGGTAGGTATAGTCACAAATGAATAGCGATTCCTAACCTTTGACAATTTATACCATGTATTTTTGAAAAAAAAGTCACTAAAAGGGCTATAATAAAAAGGCTGAGTTGAGATTTTTCCAAAATTAATAATCGAAACCTCAGGTGTATTTATGTTTGATTTTAAATCAGTCCAGTCGATAAGGTCAAACCCCCCGACCGAAACAAGCTTTGTTAAATCAACATCTATATCCTTCCGATTATCAAATTTAGACATTTCGGAGCTATTTACAGCTTTTATATTGACCGCTGATTGTATGTCAGTTCTTGATGATTTTACTAATTTGTACGTGCTAAAATTTAGCGCAAATGCGGCGGGGAATTGGTTGTACAATCGTGTGCTAAAATCAAATTCATAAACGTACAAATCACACTTTGCATTCAATTCGTATTGATCAAACAGACTTTTGATAAACTGAAACCCTTCCTTAATGAATGTCAGGCTTGTGATGTTGTAATTGACAAAGACGCCGCCTACATCCATCCGCCTTTCTATCTCCAATTTCGAGCTTTCCCATTCAAGTGGCGAATTATTTAACACCAACTCCCGACCATCACCGCCGTCGATAGACGATAGTTTGAACCGATATCGTGGCGGTGTATTTGATATTTTTGTAAAATCTTTAGCCATTTATCATTTTGTTTAGTATGCGTTCTTTTTCAGCTGCAAATTGGTATGTTCCTGCTTCTTTTTGCTTATTTAAAACAATGTATCGAGGCCGTTTCATATCTTTCCGAAGCCCTCTAATCTCTGTTAACAATTGCCCATCTGCGTATACGCTTATGTCTGTTCTACTTCTATCATTTGATGCAATTATCTTTTCAGTTTCAGCATTCGAAAACACCCGGGCGCCCTTGAATTTGTTCCCTTCAAAATATGTAGGTTTATCCGCCATGATCATTTCACCAGATTTTAGCATTAAGAGCTCTCGTCCATCCTCTCCAGCTACGAATCTTTTTTCAGCATTCTTTGTTCCTTTTGAATAAGCAGCTATTCCAGCTAATGCCACTCCGGCAGATGCTAATACAAATGGAATTTGAGCCAATGCCAGAGGCGCTAATGCGGCTGTAATCGGGTTTGCTAACAGTACCGCGGCAGTTGCTTTAATCTGGAATAATGACTTAGCTGCATTTATCCCTACCTCAATTGCAGATTGTAATTTATCTGCTGTTTTTTGCTTTTTGCGTAAATTTTCTTCTTGATCTGCATATTTTTTTTCAATAGCTGCTTTTTGCTCTTCCGTTAAATTTTTATTATCAAGTTCTTTTTCTTTCTGTTCATTCAATTGATCTATCTTCTCTTCATTAGCGGATCTGTTTATATCGAAAAGTGTAGATACACCTATATCAAGTAATTCCTCTTTTGCCCGCTGCAAATCTCGTTCTAGCTCCTTCTCCGCTTCAGCTCTTTCTTTTGCAGCTTCAAGTTTTTTCTTTTCTTTTTTCTTGAAGTCCTCAAATTCTTTGTCCCCTAATTCTTTAAGATAATTGTCGAACTCTTTAGCCATAACCTTTAGGATCTCATCTTCTCCCTCCGCAATAGCTATCCTTTCATCCGAATGCGCTTTAATTTCTGCCTGTCTTTCAGAATCTATCTTACGTAAGATTCCTTGCTTGAAAGATTCGATAGTGGTTAGCTTCTTTGCTCCTTCTGCTTGCACGTTAATAAGGTTGACTTGTAATTCAACCTCTTTGTCCAAATCATCCTGTGAGCTTGTAGAAAATGAGTTTTCTAATTGTTGATGTTCAAACCTTTTTTGCGCCAATTCATCTTCTAGAGCAACCTGTCTTTTTACTCCTTCCTGTGCTTGTTCTGCAAATTTAAGCCGTTGTTCATTTGTAAGATTTTCCTCGTCATATGCTTTTAATCTTGCATCTCGTATTTCAACTTCTAACCTTGCAAGTTCAATTTTTGCTTCTCGCTCCCTCTTAATAAGTGCCAGTTTGCTATCCTGCAACTGTATATTTTGTTCATTTTCTTTTTTAGTTTCATCGATGAACTCACCAACTGCCTTTGATGCCTTACCCCAAGCATCCTCTACTCCTGTGACTATTTGTATTATTGCATCTCCGGCTTTTATTGTGTTTTCTTCTACGCCCTCAAAATCTAAATCAAGCGCTGACTTTATCGCCTTTCCCAAAAAACCAAATGTGTTTATAAGTCCGGTTATACGGTTTACAATATTGGTTTTTATCGCTTCCCACAAATCTGATACGGCCTGCTTCGGATCCGAAAAAGCATCATACAATGACTTGCCGAAGCCGATAAACAGGTCTTTTAAATTGCCAAATAGGATTTTAAAAGGTGAAAGCACCTTTGCCAGTGCAGTAGCCCCTTCTTCAGACGCCTTAAAGAAAGCAACCAATGACCCCAGAGCAACTAATAAGGCGCCAATCCCGGTTGATATCAAGGCGACTTTTAATATCTGTAAGGCTTTAGAACTTGCAAGTGTGGCAGTCGTAGCAGCTTCCTGCGCTGTTGCCTGCGCAATTGTAAGTTTAGATACTGTCCGCTGAATACTGGACAATATTTGCAACTGCTTCCCAAATAGTCCGGTCTGCGCAAAAGCTTCTTTTATCGATTCAGTGTAGTTACCTACGTTTACCCGCTGTGCGCCTAATGCGCTGGAATTGTCCTTTATCGTTTTATTATTCCGGTTAATTGCAGATCGATATAGTTCTGCTCTCTTACGCCCTTCTTCTGTTGATAAGTTGACTTTCCGAAGTCGGGATTCAAGTATTGAATTGACCGCGGATAGCTGTTCTATACTTCCTTTTTCAGCCTGTTGCGCTCTTATCTTTTGATTTATTTCCCTTGTTGAATTCCGAGTCTCAATCCGATTTTTAACTATAGATTCGGTCCGCTTATCCTGTATTTGTTTTAATTTCTCTTCGCTTGATGCCAGTTGCTTTCCAACCGCATCAAGTTGTTGAGTTGTCTTTGTCGTTTCCTTCTGCGCTGTGTTCAATACTTGAAATGAAATGCCGGCATCTTTAATGCGCTTATTGCCATCTTCGATACTCTTGACAACAGTCAAATAGTTCTCACTTGTTTTCTGAATCGTCGCATTGAGTTTGTTTAATTCAGAATCAATCTGCTTGATTTGCCCTATTTCATTACTATTAGCCATTGTCTTTATTTTTTTCGTCCTTTATTTTCTGATCTGCGAGCTTTTTCATCGTTACGAATGTCAGGAATCGCATTTTTTCATTGAAAGGCTCACTGAGGAAATGAAAATACGAATAGATTATTTCTGTAATATCCAGCTTCTTTTGTTCTTTTTTTTGAGCTTTTGAATACCGTTCTTCAAATTTATCTTTTAGAAAATTTATCTTCTTTGAAAATCGCTCAAAATCGACAGGTTCTTTTATTTCGATTCCTGTGTATTGCTTTACTTTTTCGACAATTGTAGACAATGCTTTGTTTTCGACTATCTCTTTATCTATTAATGTTTTGAATACGTTTATGTTACCTTGCATGAAAAATGCGGAATATGCAGCGTTATAAAGAGCTTCCAATATCTGCAATTTGCGGTACTCAAATAATTCCTCAAACTTATCCATTAATTGATCTGTTGTATCTTCACCGATTCTGTTGAATATATCACTTACTAACTGATCAACGCGTTTTGAAATAATCCAAAACGGGACGAATGAAAACCGCTTGAAGTGATCAGCCGATTTTGTTTCCTCAAGTAGGAGAATGTCCCTTAGCGTTATTTCATGTATACGTTTTATCATTTGATTATCACTTTATTTTTCCAGTCATCTACAATAGCCTTGTCAACTTTAGGCTGTGTTTTTTTCTGTGAATTTAGTGCAAGCCCGAAGATATCACCGTAATTTTTAGCAAGAAATCCAGTTTTGTAATCTTTTGATGAAATGAAATACTCATCAATTCCGGGCATTGTTAGAAACATTTTATCCTGAAATTCGCCTGTATCTAAAAGATCAGGTTTTGATTTACCCTTTCGTTTACCATATGCGGCTGATAATGTTGTCTTTCCAGTTTCCGCGTGTGTTAATGCCTTACCATTTGCATCCTTATGCGATATGAGTTGTTCCCTGTTTAGATCAATAATAGGATTGCTGACCGGATCTGATTCAACGATCTTGACGACGTTCGCTTCGTAGTTATCAACGTAAGCCTGTGACCTCTTTGCTATTTCTACAATCCTGTTCATAAGGTATAAAAAAAGGGGAATTAATCCCCTTTTGATTTTTTCGGGGTCTTGATTTCTAACAGGATCGCAGCTTGTTCGGCTGTCTTTCCTGTTTTTACTTCAAACCCCCCATCCTTATAGTACTTTTTAAATGAAGTCCAGGAGAGGGATTTTAGTTTGTCGCTAAAATCAATCTTTCCTATCTTCATTATACAGTGATATTAAGCGGTTGCGAAACATGAGTAAGGTTGGACCCATCATCGTTGATTGCACGGATCACAACATCATCAGTCAGGTTTGCCGGAGTACCGGACGCATCCTTTTTAATTGTAAGGGTGTAAATACCTAGCGATTTGCTTGTTGAATCGACAGCGGTAACGGCTACATCAAGATCGGTAACTGTACTTAAGACAGCAAAGTTTGTCGTTGCATCAAGGTCATTGTACGGCTCTGTTGAACAACGTTTTGTAGCCTTAATAACAACATCGCCGGCAGCATAGGCCGTAACTACCGAGATGTTAAGACCTACCGGCACTGCATTGTCAAGGTCAATAGCCGTGAATTCTGGAGTTGTGATATACGCATTGTCAACCTGCTCCATGTAATTGAAGTCCAGATAAATCGGCAGTGCCTCCGCGTTGTTGTCTGTCAAAGCCGCATTTTTACGAACTGTGAAGTTTACACGGAATCCGATATTTGCCCCTGTGGCGTTCTTCGAGTGCCACAATTTGCCATCTTCCAAAACCGCGATTGCATCAAAATCCTTTTGATCCGCATCGTATAAAGTACGATAGTCACAATAGGAAGCTTTCAGCATTGAAACAAGTTGAATCGGAGGGTCAAATGTCTTTTCAACATAACCCAAGTTGGAAGTCGTGCGGGTTGGTTCCGGGGTGTTATTCTGATAGCCCCGGGTACAAGGGAGATACATGCCAGTCTGCGACGCAGTACCGGCGATAATGGCAGACCACGTCGCAACAGCTTTCATCTGCGTATCGGTAAAGGTTTGCCCTTTGTCAAGTATCAACCACGCCTTGGCCCTTTTTGCAATCTCATCGCAATCAGAAAGGCCGCTTTTATAAAATGGTGTACAAGTCATAATTTATTCTTTTTTTTTAACAGTTAACGTAATCAATTGTAGTTGTGTATCGAAACAAATAATGCGGTGACATGTCTGCTTTTGCCTGGGGAATCTCCCCAAAGTCATATGCCGCAAATCCGGTTATCCCAGTTATCAGCTCATTAATGTCAAACTGTGAGCTTTCGATTAAACGCTTCGTATCATAATGCGCCTGCTCTGTTGCCTCAGTTCTTGTTAATGCTGGATAAACAGTGTCTAAATTCAACATGAAACAAATCCAAATTGTAGCCGAACCTACGCCAGCAGCAATTGGAATATTTGGTTGAACATCAAAGAAGCATTGACCATCTTTCGAGTAGTCTTTCAGCACTTCGATGTAATTACCATCTGTTTGCCAAATCTCAGGCGAAATAAGGTTGTTATCCCCTCTTTCATTGCGGAATACTCGACCGTAAAACGCATTAGTTTTTCCATCCCATAAATGCGATGTAAAAACGCTAACCAGCGCGTCGATTGGTCTGTCTATTCCTCTGCTCATCCTCTTTGATTTACCATGAAGCCCATTGGAAAGTACCCGGCTTTTAACCTTTTCACTTCCTTTCTGATTCTCGAAATTTCGCCATACAGCTTTTGCTTCAGCCCTGTTACCTTAACGTCCGCATCGATCCCGTCTAATTCAACGATGATCTTGTTCAGCAGTTCTTTGCTAATGCGCTCATTCCGACTCGATACATTTGAAGCCATATATCCTTTGAGAACTTCAATTTGCCCCTGCATCTGAATAGCTCTTGAAAACAAAAACTTATTCTGAATTATAAGGTCCGTAAAGTCATCAAAAACGGTAATGTCAGGGTTAAGCCCGAAGCATAACGGCGAATAGTCAAATGTTGTCAGATCGAATATCATTTCTGTAGAATGACCAGATACGCTTACTGCATCAATCTCAATGCCTTCAATATCTGAAAACACATTAGCACCTTGATAATTCCGCAAATATGGTGTAACCGTCAAGCCAGCAGTTAGATACCCAAGGAAAAACTTCCCTTTGTAAAATGTCTCCGTGTTATCGACTCGCCAGTTCAAAACTTCTTCCTGCAAAGAGCTTGTTATTGTTATCTCCTTACTTTGAATCGGGCCTGATTTCGCTGAATTAAACAGCATAAGTTTGATCGTGCCTGTCCCTGCAAATTCCAAAATGACCCGTGAAATTTCAAAAGCTAAATCTTTTTCTCTATTCACCTCTATCTGATACCCAACGAACCCATCCGGCAACACTTCCAAATCGACTTTGTTATTAGCAAGGCGATATAGAACCTGCCTGTCAATGTAATCTGACTCGTTGAATACGCTATTCAGTATGTTACTGATTGCGTTATTCTGAATATTTGTCAGAAGTACGTTAAAATTAGCCTCACTGATACCAGGGAAATCTTGTGTGTCCTTGATCATGTCAAGCTTCACAAAGGGATTTTCATTAAAATGATATCCAGACGTTGCGGCCAGATTAGCTGCTGATAAGGTAGGCAAAGCCGGGTCGAACGGTTGAGTCCACCCGACTAAGCCATTTAGAGACGATATAACTTTTGTTTTATTGAACATTTTAACAAAGCATTATTTGTTCAGAAAACTACTTGTAAATGTATTTGATAGTTACCTTAGTCGTATCTGATGCAGTCCCGTTACCAACGACTTTGTAATACTTAAACGGTACATCCTGAATAACGACATCCCAAACCGCTCCATCGGTGATTGTTAGCGTATCGTTCGGGAAGCCTTTAATCAATCCAGCTGCGTCGCTTACAGTTACCCACGATGTGCCATCGACTGAGGCATTTAGCCACAAGTTACCATCCGCAGTACCACCCAATTCAGTACACAAAGCCTGAATAACAAGTGACTGATATCCGGCGTTGAATGTGATTTGATCGAAGTTTACTGTTTCGGCTCCCTGTAATGTATCGACAGTAAGAGAAATAACACTATTCCTTTGCGCGTTAGCGGCGATTGCTGCAATCACCATACCCAACATAATTAAATACTTCTTCATATCGATACAATTAAGCTACAAAGGCAAAGGCCAATAGCGGGGTTTCGTCGGCTGTAGTCAGCGGCGCATGGTTGAAGGAAATGTAAGTGAAAATCTGATTTTCAACTTTCACATCCTGGTTCTCCGAGTTGTTCGAAGATTCATTAGCACGATCCTCATATGAGTGAGTGGCCATCAAAATCCCTGTTGACGGATGGATTAATGTGCCGTATTTGTTCACAGATGTGGTAATACCTTGACGGTTTTGTTCAGGAATCCAGTCCAATGTTGCCAATGTCCCCTCCGGTGCAACGACAACATACCCGTTAGTGTAACCCAGTGCAACGGCCAACGCATCCATTTCAACAGATTTAATGAACTCAACTCCTGAGAATTGGAAGCTCAAATTGATCTGGTTACCTGCTCCATTTACGGCAAGAGCCTGTAATTTGTCGAACATAACGGTATCGCAATAAGCAACTAATTGCATCCCGCGCCATTTGTTCGCGTCCATAGTGGATTTGATGATTTGGACGGCACGATACCCTGTTCCAAGGATGTTGGTCACATCTTCGGTAATTTCAAATACATCGTTTGTCGAATTGAAAGTTCCCTGACGAGCATAACCATTCACACCCGATCTGTTCGCGTGAATAAAAGCGGCCGCGGCCGATTCAAGACCTTCCGCGAAGTTAATATTCACATTCTGCAATTCAGACATAATTTCTTCATCCAAGCTAAAAACAGATTTGTTGGCCTGCTTCAATGAATAATAGAACTTGTCATCGTACGGAGTCCATGACGGAACCAATACACTTGAATCACCCTTTGTTCCGGTGTGGTTGTAAGTTTCGCCGGAAGTTCCGAGGGATCTTGATTTGCGGTTGAAGTAGTTTACTTCACCATCCGTGCGCTTCGCGGCATCCTTAATAGCCTGATGGCTAGGGATCATAATCTCCGTACTTCTTCGTAATGAATTAAATACGGCAGCGTCGCGAAAACGCAATTCGCCGGCCTGGAACATCTGTGTGATCCGAGCCTGATACTTTGCTAAATTTGCTGCGGTAAAATTTGCCATTATTATTTGTTTAAAAATTGGTTTTATTTAATGCTGTCACCAGCGTTATGACTTTTCCAACCTCGCCACAAATACCTTAGGGCTCTAACGGAAAGTATTTTCAGAATAGTGCGATACCTTGCACGACACGAATATAGCATTTTTTATATCAAATACAAATGATTGATAAAAAAAAAGAGTAGAAAATTTTTCTACCCTTTCAATTTTATATTGCTTAATTATTTTTTGAATTCATGTGTCTTGAACCACATCCCATCCCATGCGCCGATTACCCCAGCTTTATAGTCATTCAATTCCGGTGTGCCGTTACCTAGTGCGTCATAGATTTCTTTGCCTAGTGCCAGAATCAATGCAATAATCAGGAACCCTACAATTGATCCATATTGGCCAAATTTGTAACCGATTCGGTAATGTGCTATTTTATCTGCTGTCCAGCACATAGTTTATTACACTTCCAATGTTTTTTCAGAAACTCGTTTGTTCATTTCCTGCTGAAAATCTTTTGATCCTTCTGAAACTCCTTTAGACTCCATCTCCTTAACGAACTTTTCATAGCCAGTCGCCTTTCCGCCACCTGGTTCATCACTTCCGCCTTTTCCACCCTCGGGTTTCTCAATTAGCTCCATAGACCTCAATTTCTCAGTGATAAAAGCGGAAGGATCAACGGGATCAAAAGTTTTCGGATCTTTAATCACCTGCCCATTTTCGACGATAACTGTTTTGCCTGATTCATCAAAATCAATATCAATACCCGCTTGATTTTTTAAAGCGAGTAAGGTAATGTTTTTATTCACTCTTAACCCGGTTTGCGGAATGAATCCCATAAGGGTTGTATCTTTTTTGGCCCGGGTCTCTTTTTCTGTGACCTGTGTTTTGAATTGAGAGAAATTGTCCTCCAGTTCGTGATAGTTTTTCTTAAGTCCGTCACGCTCTTTTGTCAGTTCTTCAATCTTTTTTGAAGGTTCAATCTTAGCATCGTCCATCACCTTCTTTTTAAGTGCCTCTGCGAAGTTGTCAATTGTCTTGCCCTCAAATTCAAGGCCGTATTTTTCCTTGCCGTCTTTAATCGCCATTTCGAGGCCGGCGGCTTTCCCTTTCTTGTACTCTTCACCTGAAAGGTTTGTTTTGAACGATTCGAGCTGATCTTTTTTGTATATGACCAGATCTTCATTTTCGATTTTAATTTCGCTTCCCGCCTCAATTGCCTGTGAGACTTGCTCTTTTTCCATCTCGACTGTTACCCCGCCGATATTGAATTTAATTTTTGACATAATTACAAGTTTATTGCTGTGTTATTTTTATGCAACTGCTACTATTATATCCTCTTAATGCAAATTTACTGTTCGGTCTCTTTTGATTTTTCCTCAATCAATTCTTTTAACCGTGAAGTTGGCATGTTTTTAGGATATTCAATACCAAGATCGTCAGCAAGTTGTTTAACCTGCTCGCGCTCGTTGTTTTCAGGTGTTTCAGGATCGGATTGTTTCTTTGACAATTCAGCATCGCGTTTTGCTGTTGCTTCTTCATTAATAACATACATCTGTCCCCGTGACTGCCAATTCTTGTTGAACTGCTCCACGTAATCGCGCTCGATTTTTGCATTTGAGCGCATTTCTTCAGCAATAAGTTTTTTGTCAAATTTATCGCCGTTTTTCCCTAATCGAATCAATTTCGCTACTACAATCATGTTGTTAATTATTAGTTATTGTTAAATATGTTTTTATAGTGTTTGGTCTTCCTGATTTGGGATTGGCATAGGTAGCACCTGCTTCCTATTATTGATGATCTCGATTTTCTCTGTCATCCATGTATCTTGCATTTCCTCAAGCTGCTGAATAGTCTTTTGTTTATCCGGACTCGTAAGTGTATCCCACCAATCAACAAATAACCCTTTTCGCATTGCTTCAGTAGATCCGTATATTTTAGATACAAGCTCTATGTCGTAATGAATATACGGTTCCAGTTGTTTTTTAATTAGTTCAGTCTTTAAAGTTGACGGATCGTTTTTAAATTTTGATGTCAGATATTCCTTCATCTTTCGATCAAGGATTGTTAAACTATCTTTTGCGGCTGACGACTCCTGATATTGCTTGAGCAAATAGGATGGCGGTTGAATAATGTAATTTCGTCCATATGTGACAATGGAGATGGATTCTTGTTTGTTTTTTTCAAGCATCATAAAGTTTGCTACCATCTCAGTAAAGAAATGCTCCTGACTCTCTGCGGTGTCAGATATTTTGTTTAACCTCGCCTCAAGCGGTTGAAGATTCAACATCTGCCCCATTGCCGTCTGATCCTTCACCTCATTTGATTCCCTGGTTCCCCAAATAGCCTCAAACATTTCGTTAAAAATGGCTTTTTGCTCTTGTCTGTATTGGTTCCAAATCTCAAGGTCTGGCGAAATGAATCCAGCAAAATTGGTAGGTAAACTTACCGGATTTTCAGCTGTCAAATCGATAGGGATAATGATCTCATCAACTACATCACCTTTTTGCAAAAAACCTTTCCCATCACACGTATCACATTTTTTATCACCGTTCTTTTTTGTGCCGTGACAGTCCGGGCACACAAGAGCCGGTCGGTATGGGGTCGCAAAGCCGTTGAGAAATTTGTGAATAGTCAGAATAGATCGATCTCTCAAGAATTCTTTTTCAGCATCAATGATGTCATCAAGTAGGGATAATCGGCATTTATCGCCTAACCTATTTTTTTCTGAATTGATGCGGGCTGGCACATATCCAAATGGGTGATCAAAGCTTTTTATCTTATCCTCAGTAAAGTGATCTCCTTGCTGGATGACTGTATAGTCACGGTCCTTGTCAACTACCCGCCATATTCGATCGGTTCCCCCGATGACCTGCTTTGGCTCGAATATGACCCATTCAAGGTTCTGACCATCGGCCTCGTAATTCCGTATCGAATCAATAGATTTATAGGTCGGATAAGTTTTAGAGTTTTCCCCTGTCGTGTATTCCATGAATATAATTCCAGATGGGTCAACGATCTGTAAGTCTTTCGCCCAGTATTCATTCAACCATTTTTCAAGCGACAAACCACCTCGTATATTTGAGATGCTGCGCATAAACTCATTCAGAATCGCTTTTGATTTTATGTTATATTCACGGCCGCCACCTGTTGCGGAATACACGTTTGATATTGGTTCAAGAATTTTTGAATTGATATCCTTTATAGGTCGTGCAAAATTGCGGCGGGCTTTGGCGCGCTTCTCAGTCTCAATGTGTTCAATTTTTAATAGTAAATCCTTAAAATCTTCGCCATACACAAGACCTTTTAGTTCTTTGTGATATTCACGCGCAGATTGGACCCATTTCGGGACTTGTTGATTTTTTTTGATTAGTTCAATGACTTCTTCCGATCCTGAGAACTTCATGTTTATTTTATTTTTATCAAAAATATGAATAAATTATCAATAAGCAAATAGATATGTTTCAACTAAATATGATTGGGGCACCTGGGGTTCCCCGTGATGGGAATAAATGAGTAAACCCCCACACTATCGAGTCTAGCCTGTTAGGTGACTTATCACCGACCGATCCTGTATATGTTGTCAACTCCTCTTCTGCGTCCGAATAAACTCCGACGTGCGATATCTTGCCCTCGTCGTATAAGGCAGATATAGGTTCAGCGCGTGCCAGTTTGCCTTTGCTCGCATGGACAAGCTTTACCGGTATATTTCCATTGTAAACCTTAATCGTATGTTTAACCATCTCTCCGCCCTGATTTTTTTCAGCAACAATAATATCGGCATCCCATTTTTGATACAGTGAACAAGCGAGCATGGCCCATTCAAGTGGCGAATAAACACCTGATTTATCCTCAAGTAAGTAGCCGCGCCCATCTGTACCCTTGCCCTCAACTGTTATGCCCGTCTCGTCTGAATCTTCATTTGATGATATCGCGGGGTCAATTGATACAACAACTGATTGCATTTGCGGTGCCTGTAATACCCTAAATTTATTAATTATTTCTTCTGACCAATATGCGCCCTCAACTATATCAGCAAATTCACCTTTCAAAAACCGCCTTCGTTTTGCGGTCGGAAGGTTTTCAAGAAGCTCCAGGTAGTTGTCAGGTAAGTTATCTACGTTATCAGTCGGGTTGACCTGCATTGTGCCGTAATGCTCTTTATTTCGAAGCGGTGTCTTTGTTTCTGGCTCTATCCCTTCAATAAATATCTTATATGTCCAATGCGCTTTAGTCGGTGGGTTTTCATCAATAATCATCCGGTTTTCAAGCCCTGAATTTTCAGCGAGACGCGATACAACTGTCGTATATGCGTCATAGCTGATTTGCGATGCTTCGTTAAGAAAAAGTGTGGAGTATTCATTCCCGAGTATTTTATCAACCCGATCCTTGTCATCAAGACCTCCGAACCAAATTTCCGATCCATTTTCTAACGTTATGAACCAATCTGATTTATTCTCTTTGTACTTAATACCAAATAGCGTTGCAACCTTTGGGAAAGTGTCATACCATACTGATTGTTTAACGTGTGAAAACCGGAATCGTAGGATTGCATGTCTTGATTTTTTCTTCTTAGCCCTGAGTAAAATTACAGCAACAATTAGGAATGTCTTCCCGCTCCGGCTACCTCCCCTTAATAGTGAGAATCGCCTGTTGGCAATTAGCTCTATTGCCGATTCCTGCCTTTCAGTGAATTCAATTTCGAGTGATGTAGAACCCATCTCAGGTTAATTAGATCTTATCTATGTTTTCTTTGAGCTTATCGGATTTTGAAATTATGTTTATACTTACGTTTCCTATGTGTTCTGTTTCTTTTTTCTCAGATAACCCATATTCAGCCGAAAGCAAAAACTTCACAATTCCTGCGTTTAATTTGTCAAATGCTCCAAATTTTTTAAGCCTTAATTTTTCAATTTCCTTAGCTTTTTCAAGGCGCTCGGAAAACGAGGAGAATTTATTTGATAAATACCGGAGCAAATCACGATAAATTTTCCCCGGATATTTTGATTCATCACACGCAATGAATAAGAATTCATCAAAAAAAATATTTCCGTCTGCCGCAAGCATCCAATTCAATAAATCATCACCTAACATTATAGCGGCATCTTCTGTCCATTTTTCGGCGGCCTTGTTTCTTTTGCCAAATTGTACGCCATCACTTGGTTTTATATTTTTGTTTCCTCCGGGCATTACAAATCAAAGTTTTTAAAAATCTCATATTTCTTTATTCTGACTTCTGAAATTTTGTTCCATCTGGGGTTTATTTTAGACAAAAATAGGCATTCTTTCCACATAAGTCAATACCTGATCCTTAAAATCTTCTGGCGTCGGCTTTTGCTCGGCTATAGTGCGGCAATGGTGGAGGATGTCAGTTACTTCTTTTCGTACCTCAGAACTTGACATTAAATCAGATTCACAAACACCAAGACGCGGATTAAAGATAGTTTGCACGCCGTTGAAATAATACCGGAAATACAGAGTCCCTTTATTTCGGAATGTGATTGAAACGCTAGCTTTCTTTTCGATCACACGGCCTTTCTTTCTGTATTCTTTGCCTTTTTTCCACAATGAGAAGTAAGTATACAAATTCGCTGGATTACCCTCTGAAGTAATAATTTTACTTGTTATATCTTTGATTTTTGATCTTACCTGTTTTCCGCGCTTACTAATCGCATATTTATCACCACTTTCGCAAAAATCACCAGTCGATAGCTGAATTGTTTTATCGAAAAATTGAAATACAGCCTTTATCTCGTTTGTTTTTGGGTTACGCCTAAAATGAATTTTATCAACAAAAAGCTTTGAAAATAGTTTCGCTCTTTCAATTCTCTCTGTATGTGTTAGTTTTTTTTCATCCTTCCTCATGGTTGTTTTTTTTGATTACATTCATTTGTGCTCTATGCATGAGTACATCAAAGCGGCCATCTTCACGACTATCATATACCCTGAAATATTCCCTTTCACCACTACCAAAGTCCATTAACACTACGTCTATAAGTTCATTTTCCGTTTCACGTACACGAAATAATTCACGTTCAATTTTTGTCAAAATCAATTTTTTCGACAAGTCTACAAGTCCTAGTTCAATCTTTGCAAGATACCTTTTTTGTTTGCGTTCTGCTTTTTCTTTTTCCTTTCTGATTATTTCAACATCTTCATTTTCCGGGATAAGGCCTAGTTTTTTCTTTGCCTCAATTTTCATGCGTCTGCGTTCTGCTTTTTCAGCCTCACGTTTTTTCAATTGTTCAAATTCCAATTGCCCTGATTCCCTTAGCGATATTCCGTTTTTAATAGTTTCGCATGGGATATTGCACGATTCATTTGCGCAAAGCTTACAAAGCTTGAATTTACCGTTATAGGTGAAGTCTTTCATCCTGTTTTATTTTTAATTTGTTTCTTCAAAGATATTAATTCTAAAATTTAAAAACAAAATAATCAGCAAATATTATAACTGCACTATATAATGCGTTGATTACATGTGTGTGCGAGATTATTTCTATACAATCTGTTTTTAATGAAAAATAACTGCACTAATTTACGTGCATGTATTTCAGTTAATTAAGGTTATTGATTATTATAATGAAAATAAAACACTATCCTCTTTCTTATTTATACGACCTATTTTTTCTATCATTTTTCTATCTTTTTTTTATACTTTTTACTCTCTTTTTTTTATCTATCTATTTTATACACTTTTTACTATTTACTATTCACTATATAAAAAAGAATACATAAATATATAATAATAAGAGGGTTAGCACAGTGCACTTATTTTTCTTACTTAACAATATATACAAAATGCGCACTGAAAAACACCCTTATTGTACTTTACACATAGTGCACAAGACATAATGTTATAATCACCGGACCAGACGATCCCATGGAAAGAATTTTTCAAAGAATTTTGCGAAACATGACAAAAGTCAGGTTTTTTGAAATTTCGGCGTTGTATCTTTGGAGTATTGAAAAGTTAAAAAACGGAGATCCGGCACTTAAATACCGGATATCACAGAAACAAAAACACACATGATAATTAAAGACTTAATACAGAATCAGATTCAATTTGCGATAATCGCAGGAGATTCAGGAGAAGAGAAAGGCGTATATTGCCTTGTAGTGAATGAGTGCAACGCTGACCGCATAAATGCACACGGCAATCATTCGAGTCGTAAAACGCGCCAAAAGTACGCGCACCGTGACCTTAATCATAAAGAGGTGTTAGAGCTTCGCGAACTTACTTCTAAAAGCATAATGAAAGTAAAAGGCCATTACAATCATAAAGGCACTACCACGATTGTCTATGTACCCGCAAATTCGGAATACATTGAGGGCGTAGAATCTAACAGGATCACAACTGTTAATGATTATTTAGTAAAGTAATTAACCGCCTACTGGCACAAAAATCAATAAAAATGGAAAACAAAAACGGAGTTATTACTCAAAAATCAATTGAGCTATTCAAACTATCAGACCCGAATTTTCATGCTGAAATAGGTATATACCCGAAATGGCGGGTTGGCGATGTTGTCGGCGCAAACAATGAAATATACCCGTATTATGACGCTGATCAGTGCGAGGAAATACTTGATACTGTTTGCGGAATTGGTGGATGGGGTTGTGAATATCGGGGAATTGCCAGAATGTTGTTTTGTTCAATTTCAATTATCACATCTGAAGGATTGATTGAGAAATCAGATGCAGGCGGCGCAAAAGCAAGCCGTAAAAAATCAATAGCCGACGTTGATAAAGCGACATTTGAGGCAAAGACAGCCGCATCTGGTGCATTCGTGCGGGCCGCTGCAAAATGGGGTATTGGGCGTCATTTATCACTACTACCCAAAATCCAACTTAAAAACGCAGGTCAGGGTAAATTCCAAACCCCTAAGGGTGAATTTCTTGAAGGCCCAGCAGCGATTTCAGCCTGGTGCAACAAAGCAAGTCCTGCAATCTCTCACCTGGTAGCCGTGTACACGATGAATAAAGAAATGTTTGAAACAAACGACCGCGCGAAGTCGGTATTAACTGAAATGCGGCAATTGTTGGAAGGAGGCGCGAAATGATGAAAGAAATTAGAGGAGTAACATATGAACTTGTAAAAACAAACACGTACGAATGTGAAGGATGTGATCTTGTCGATCTCGATTCTGTATTATGTCATCTCGCTGGCCCTGCGTGTATTCATGGGGTTACAGATGAAACTGGGACTTATTCGGTTGTGTGGAAAAAAGTTGATGAATCAGATCTGGAAGGAGGCTCAAAATGAGCGAACAACAAGCAACCTATAGCAGCACATGGGCCGAATTATCCGAAGCAATATCGGGCAGTTCAGACCCCGCATACGTGCAAGAAAAAAAGCAGGTTGAACAACAATCTAAAGACTGGTTCGCAGTAAGGTTAGGAAAATTTACCGCCTCTCGTATGCCCGATTTGATGGGGCGCGGGCGGGGTGAGTTATTTGGGGCCAAAGCAGTGAATTATGTACGACTGTTGATAATTGAGCGAACACTCGCCCCGGATAAAGTTGACGAGTATATCGAACAGCAAATGACCTCCGATTTTAAACAAACAAGATGGGGCATTAAGTATGAACCGGAAGCCCGCGCGGAGTTTGAAAAATGGCTTGGTAAAAAAGTTAACAAAGTCACATTCCGCAAAGGTAAATACAACTTCTTTGGCGGAAGTGCGGATTTTGAAAATCTTGGCATCCCTGGTGAAATCAAGTGCCCATACAACGTCATGGTACATCAGTCAAACTTGGATTTACAACTTACAGGAATCGACAAATCGCACACCTATTATGCACAAATTCAGGCGCACATTATGAACTTCAACTCTCCATATTGTTGGTTTGTAAGTTATGACCCGCGCCGTGAATCGGCAATGAAACTGGCAGTGATCAAAGTTGACCGAGATGACGAATATATTTCCGAATTGGAAGAACGCCTAATGATTGCTGAAAAAGCAGTAACCGCAAATATCTTCGAAGGCATTACGGTCTATGAAACATTAAATGGTAAAAAAACAAAAGCATGATAAAAGTCATGGTTTTGGAAAATAATAAGTTGTAGAATTGTAAAACAAACACTAAAACGCAGCACCCCGGCGGCGCATGTACGGACGGACGGGAGTAAATTATGGCAAATAATATAGGGATAAGTATTGACCTATGCGCTTTCAAAAGCGTAATTGAAAAAAAGAAAAATCAGGCAGGGCAGCAAGTAGACTGTATCGTCATCCCGATTGAGGCAAACAATCTGAAATTATCAACTGACAATAACGGAAAACCTCATGTAAACGTGTACGGCTTCGGTAATCCGCGGACACAACCTAGTAAATTCGAAAACGACAAGTCAACCCACATCCTAAATCACGACCCTGGCAAAGAGATCCGCGAAGCCTTAAAGTCTGAAAATCCTCCGCGCTATCCGGCCACTCTAGGGAGTCTTACGGTGTGGGATCAGGTACAACAAGGAGGCATTGAGCCGCAAAATCAGTCTGTCGGATTTGTACAGGAGGGGGATGCCCTGCCGTTTTAATAGTAATTCTAAGAAAAACAACGAAGGTAATGTTAACCGTGAAATTCGTGATTTAATCCAAATCGGTTTGAAAAACCGAAAGAGGGGAGAAAAAAAATAAATACGTTTTTATTTGGTGGTTCGTATAATTAATACGATATTTGTATCAGTCAAAGCAACGATGCTAAGACATAAAAACTAAACATCATGAAATTAGCAGATTTAAAAAACGAAATGGTTGAATTAGGTTTTGATGAAAATTCAGAAACAACAAGGGGTTATGTATCATTAGTTGATTTTCCCGAAATGTATCCACAACATGGCGGTGGGTTCGGTGGTGGATCAAATGGAATTGATTTTGTAAGACTTGATGATGAAACAATTTGTTACAGAACAAATACAGAAGATTCAACAGGTGATTGGATGGTTGAATCTGGATTAGGTAACGAATCTAATTTTGATGATTTTATTAATAGTTTAGTTTCTGCATTAAGCGAATAAGATGGACGAAAAGGAAATTAAAAATAGTGCCGATATAATCGGCACTATTGAATTACAAATCAAAGCCCAATTTGGAACAAAAGAAGCCTTTTGCTCAAAGATTGGTTACGACTATAAGAACTTCGCTAAGAAGCTAAGAATTGTCCAAAACCAGTTCAATTTTCTGAATGAGTTCATGATTCCGCTCAATCTTGAAGTTCAAATTACAGATAAGGCTGAAAAAAGCGTTTAGCCTTATACACAACGGTCGCAGGTATGTTTAGTGCCTGATTTAGAATTACAAATTTTCAAAATACAGATAAATATGAAAAAAGAACAGAACTTGAATAACGCAGAAACACAGGCATTAAATATACTTTGCCGTTATGCCTCATTGTTCTACTTGTAAGCATTGGAAACAAAATACCTTTTATGATTATGAAGGTGCTGAAAACGATGGTTTTTGTAATGAAATAGGCAGTGAAATAACAATAGAACTAAAAACAGGTTGGGATGGTGGATACGTAGATAGTATCGAAACGAAAAGCACGTTTTGTTGTGTCCTCCACAATGAGGCATAACGTTTGACAATATGAAATGTACGGGATTAAAAGCGGTATCCTATCCCGATACACGAATGACAATTAAAGGTAGGACCGTTCAATTTGCAACAAACACCCGTATATTTTACATTGTGTGTTATGCGCTGTTTTTTATATTTTAACAATGAGAGAATTTAATAAATATAAGTGCAAGGATAAGATAATCTACGATGTTTTAAAATTTATTGAGACAGGGAATGATTTTCATAAAAGAGAAGCATTGCAAGGACTTGAAAAAATAGCAAAATATTATACATTAAGTATGAAAAAAACAAAGCAAAAAAATGACATTAAGACGGCATTGTTTGACTTTATTTTAAATAATAAAGGATACGTTGAAACCGTTATTAATTTAAGTAATGCTTTATGCTAAAAGAACACTTAATTTACATAGATGAATATGTTGAATTGTACAATTGCGATTCTAAATTATTTGAAATTGACAATAGAACCGTTGATTTAGTTTTCGCAGACCCGCCATTTGGGATGAATTTAGATGAGTTTGAAAATATACTGATGAGAAAATGCTCAGGTCACACTTTTTTAATGACTAACGAACGAGTATTAATTCCTTTTTCAAATAAATTTTTAGACTATTTTGTACGAATGTACGCAATTAACACAGTAATTCCAAACTTGATAAGCAATAAAGCTCCAATGCAATTAGCCGACTTTGTGAGTGAGTTCAGGTTTGGAAAGACGAGATTCGAGAACAATCACGAATGTTTTTCAAATTTGATTGAAGCAAAAAAAATAAGAATGATAAAACAGTATTCTCAAAATTTTGATAAACAAACTTCATTGTTTGCTTTTTTCTTTAATCATTTCACAAAAGAAGGGGATTTAATTTTAGACCCTTTTTGCGGTAGTGGAAAATCTTTATTAGCAGCGAGAATATTGAAAAGAAAAATAATAGGCTTTGAGCTAAATTTGAAAAGCGCAAATCATGCAAAAATGCTTTTACAACAACGAGAGCTTTTTTAAATAGCGTGTTGTGGTATGGTTAGTTGGGGATTAGATACCGACAACCTATCCACCTAGTAGAAACTTAATAAAATGCAGAAAATTATGAGTACAGATACAGCCCCAATTAACCATACCACGTGTTATGCACAGCCTTTTGATTGTGTTTTCCATTCCGATTTTTTAAAAAATGAACTACCCGATAAATGTGCAAACTTAATAATTGCAGACCCTCCGTATTTTGAGGTAAAAGGGGCGTTTGATTTTGTTTGGAATAGCTTTGATGATTATTTAAAAGACGTTGAAAAATGGGCTATTGAGTGCAAAAGAATACTTGCAGATAATGGTACAATAATTTGGTACGGAGATGCAAGACGAATAGCATACACACAAGTAATATTTGATAAGTATTTTAACCTGCTGAATAGTTTTGTATGGGAAAACACACACGACCATAAGCAACAGATTAGATTCAACCCCGATTTAAGAACATTTGCACCGCTTACTGAAAGATTGCTAATGTATAGCAATGAAACCTATAATTCAACGCAATGCGTTTACCATATTAGAGATTACATACGTTGCGAAATTGGAAAGGCAAAGGGTAAAATAGTATTGAAAGATATTAATACAGCACTTGGAACTGCTATAAATGGTGGCGGGGTTGCTTCTGCTTGTTTAAGTTTAGATAAAACTGAACCTGCAATGTTTACAAAAGAAATGTATGAAAAGTTGCAAAACTGGTGCTACCCACACTTACGCAAGGAATATGAGGACTTACGCAAGGAATATGAGGACTTACGCAGACCATTTAACAATGAATGGTTTTATGGAGATGTGATAAGATTACCAAACTACGAAACTGGAACCTATGACCATGATACAATAAAGCCCGAAAAGCTCACAAGGATATTAATAAACACTTGTAGCCGAAAAACGACCTTGTAGTTGTACCGTTTGCAGGAAGTGGCACAGAAATGGCAATGAGTGTAAAAGAGGGCAGAAAAGCAATCGGGTACGATATTGAAAAGAAATATGTAGATATGTCGAACAAACGAATTAAAACTTTCAAAGATGCACCGAGCCTGTTTTAAGGTTGTGCATAACGTTTGGTGCTATGTACCGTTTGGGACTACGAAGCACCAAACTATAAATTTACAATAACTTTTAATACGAGAACGAATGTTGAATTTACCACAAAACCCCAAATGGGATATAGCACATGTTAGCCACAGTACGTTGGTTAATGCTGATTGCTTTGATGTTTTTCCTTTCATTGAAGATAAGAGTATAGATGCTATTATTTGCGATTTACCTTATGGCGTTTTAAACAAAGGAAACAAAAGTGCAAAATGGGATAGTGTGTTACCGTTTAATTTACTTTGGGAGCAGTATGAGCGAGTTATAAAAGATAATGGTATTATAATATTGTTTGGGCAGGGTTTATTTACCGCAGAATTAATGATTAGCAATAAGAAACTTTGGAGGTATAATTTATGTTGGGATAGGTAGCCAAAACAGGCTTTTTAAATGCAAGTAGGATGCCATTAAGACAACACGAGGATATTATTATATTTTACAAGCAATTACCAACATATAACCCACAAATGGTAAAATGCGAACCACATAAAAGAAATCACAGTAAGGGTAATATGAAACAACCACAAAAGAATAGTTGTTATGGTACTTTTATTGAAACGCCTACTATTATAAGTGATGAAAAATTCCCAACTTCAATTATTTCAATTTCAAAAGAACACGAAACAGGGAAATTTCATCATCCAACTTTAAAACCATTAATACTTTTAGAATGGTTAATATTGACTTACACCAATAAAAATGATGTGGTTTTAGATAATACAATGGGTTCAGGAACAACAAACCTTGCTTGTTTAAAATTAAATCGAAAATCAATTGGAATTGAAAAGGAAAAACAATATTATGATGTTGCAGTTCGGAGGCTTTCTTCGTATTGTGGCTAACTACCAAATATATACAGTTCAATAAATTGAACCTAACAAAAATCACATGATTCAACTATACGATTATCAGCAAGATGTAATCAATCGGACGCGCAAAAAGATGGCTGAAAGACATAAACATATCGTTATTCAAAGTCCAACCGGCTCTGGGAAGACGGTCATGTTCAGCTACATAGCTAAACAAATGCAGGCTAAAAAAAACCGCGTTTTAATCCTTACTGATCGTATCGAATTGCTCACAGAGACCGGTGGAACACTTGAAGAATTCGGGATAAATGCCTACAAGATTACAGCGGGGCAGATGTCACCACCCCCGAAATATTACAGTTGTTATATTGCGATGGCTCAGACCTTAAAAAATCGGATTAATGCAAAACAATACCTGAAAGACTGGCAAAGCTTTTTTGCATCATTTGATCTTATTATAGTAGACGAGTGTCATAAACAAGAATTTAATCCGTTTTTTGAAGATGGGCTGAACGTATTTAACGGCGCATACGTGTTAGGCTTCACTGCCACTCCGCAACGCGCCGGGAAACAAAGACAACTTGTAGAAGACTACAGCGCATTAGTAACCGGCCCAACTGTTACTGAACTAATTGCAAAAGGGAAACTAGTGTCAGATCGCTATTATGGCGTTGAATCCGTATCAACAGAAGGCGTCAAGATCGACCGAAAGACAGGAGATTATGACGAAAATCAAATATTTGCAAAGTTTAACCGTCCTGAGCTTTACGCCGGAGTTGTCGATCAATGGCTCAAGCATACACCTAATACAATTACAATTTGCTTTTGTGTAAATATACAACATGTCATTGAAACCTGCCGGGAATTCAACAATCGCGGAATAAAAGCAAAATTTGTAACATCTGCGGTCAGTAAGCCAAAACTACCGGACAATCAAAAGGAAGGGCAAAAAACTGTCTATGAAGCGAAAAAAGCGGCATATGATAATTATATGGCCGCTTATTCTGAAATGTCAGGAGAGAGAAAAGATGTTATACAACAGTGGAAAGATAGAAAGTTCGATATCTTAGTGAATGCCGGTATATTAACAACTGGATTTAACTTCAAGCCTATCCAGACAGTGATAATTAACCGGGCGACACTATCCGATAATCTTTGGCTCCAAATGATTGGAAGGGGGAGCCGGCCATTCCCTGGCAAAAAGTACTTTAACATCTTGGACTTCGGAGGACATGGAGGACATTTAGGTGGCAGGTTGGGCAATTACAGGGACAAACGAATCTATAGCCTTATTCACGAACAACCAACGGGCGGCGGCGCACCTCCTGTAAAAGAATGCGGCAAACAATCCAGACCAGGAGTGCAGAAAGACCAATCTACAGGCTATACACCGGATAAAAAAGGCCGACTAGGATGCGGTGCGTACATCGCCCCATCTGTGATGATTTGCCCCTATTGCGGCTACACTTATGATAGTGAACGTGAATTAATAATGGCTGAATTGAAGTTGATCGACTACGATATCATCCCGGATCATGGCAGCCTATATAAAGAGCCATCTAAGTTTGAAGAACTCGAAAAAGTCGCATCAAATAGAGGGTATAAGGCAGGATGGATTACGCGGCAGATTGCTCTAAAATATGGCGTAGAAGGATTGGAAGATTACGCCAAAGAAAAACGACACTCGCAAGGATGGGTCTGGCGGATGGAAAAAACATGTGCTGCACAGATTGAGGAATTTGAGCGGAAGCAGGTAGTGATAGAAAAAACTAAGTAAAAACGGAATTATTTTCAAAAACACTTGGTTTGTATTAAGTAAATGCTTATCTTTGAAGTATAAATTAAAACAAACGGAGGAACTTAAAATGAAAACTTTAAAAGAACAATTACCACAAGTTGCAGATTGGACAGGCCTTGAAAGACAGCAAAATCAGAAATGTACTTTGATTGCCGAAAAACAATTAAGAGGTGCAGTTGCTTTTATTTTTGACTTTGTTTCAGAAAACGGACATCCATACGATTCTAAAGGACAAAACATTGTTGTTGTAGAAGAAGATTTTGCATACATTGAAAACAGCTACAAAAACTTATTTTAATAAAAACTGACACAATGAAAAATTCAGCATTACAAATTGCAAAAGCAATCGTTAACGACAACAAGCAGTACATAATCGGCAATGTTGCAGAATACATGATTCAAGAAGTTGATTTTAATGATAACAATTTTTATCATTATTTAACCGATGAAGAGATTGAAGAAATGAACGGCAATCCTGCAAAATGGAATGAACTTGGCGAAGAAGTTTATACAATGCTTAGAGAAAACTTTGATTACGACATTTCAGAATTTGAATACTAATGAATCTGCAAAAAAACACTACAACATGACAAAAGTCATGTTTAAATCGAAAATTGAAATGTACTATTGTGAAACTTAAACTTAAACAAAAAAAATGGCAGAAATAACATTAGCAATCCTATCATACGTAGCCTAGCCATGATGCTTGTCGTATTTAAAATTCTTAAAAGCAGTTCGACACGAGGCAGCGAGTTTGAGGAAAAAACAAATTCCGAAATGAGTTCACAAACACGGCATGAACAATCACATAAATATCCGAAGAAATGGCAATAAAAAAAGCGGTTAAAGTACTTGAATATCACAATAATTGGAAGCGTGGGTTAATAGTCGATTACAAATACAGTCCTATAGCACTTAAAAAACAAATAATCTAACTTAGTAGTCCGGCTTTGAATAAGTCTAACAAAACACCTCAACTATATGGAACATATAAAAGCTCTATTCCTATACAATAAAGCAGGATTATCGGCACTCCCCTGCAAGCTTGTAGACAAATATCCGTCAATGCTAAAGACGTGGCGCAACTTTATGAAAGAGCGGCCGACGGAATACGACCTATCAACATTTCGAAACTATAAGGATGGCAATACGTTTGGTGTATGTATCATATGTGGGGCAGTGTCCGGCAACCTGGAGGTCGTCGACATCGATAATCATTTAGGCAATGCAGAGCATGTATTTACGGCTTTGATTAGCATTGATGAAGTTTCTGAAATTATATCACAAAATGATATACCAATCGAGCGTACCCCTTCTGGCGGGTATCACTTATTTTATAAGTGTGAAAAGATTGAAGGGAATCAGAAGCTTGCAATAGACGATAAAATAACAGTGATTGAAACGCGTGGAGAAGGAGGGTTAATTGTTTGCGCACCGTCAAAGGGTTACGACCTACAAGCCGGAAGCATTACGGATATCCCGGTTATTTCAGAGGAAGATCGGGACACATTATTGTCTTATTGCCGTAGTTTTGATAAGTCAGAACAATCGGAGCCGCTACCTGACTACACACCAGATCGCCGCGAAATAAGGCCGGACGAAGAACGACCAGGTGACCGGTATAATCGCGAATGTGTTGAAGAATCAAAACAGTTATTACAGCGGTCAGGATGGGAGCATTTAGGAGGAAAGTACTGGCGAAGGCCCGGCAAACAGAAAGGCGTGTCTGCAACATTTGGACATATCGCAGAAGATGTGTTTTATCCATTTTCGGCCAATTCAGAACCTTTCGAAAGTCGGCGTTGTTATCATCCATTCCAGATCCTGACAATGTTAGAACACAACGGCGATTTTTCGTCCGCTGCAAAAGAACTGGCCGAACGTTTTGAAATGCCCAAAACACCGACGAAAAAACTAAACGGTAATAAACAAGCACTGGCCAGCGCCGAAGCCACTCCGGAGCCGCCCCGATCCAAAACTAAAACCGGTTACCTATCCGAATTTTGGGGTTACGGCAAAAAAGGAGCTTTTAAGATTGATTTTTTCGCCCTCAGAAATTTCCTGCAAAAGAACGGATATTTCAGATACGAAATAAATAAGGACAAGTTCATGTTTCTGAAGATTGAAAAAAACATAGCAACTGAAACCAATTTCATGGAAATTCGGGATTTTATCCTTTCATATCTCGAAGAGTCAGACCGTAAAGAGATTTTCAACGAGTTCATGGATTCGTCAAAATTCAATCAAAACAGTTTATCAATTGTATCACCCGCTCAGGTTGAATGGATTCGGGACAAGAAGGACCGGGCTTTTCTATTCTTTCAAAATTGCATTGTTGAAGCTGATAACTCAGGAATAAAAACACATGATTACGGGGAGTTCAATGGCGTTGTTTGGTCAACACAGATAATCAAGCGGGACTTTATTCAGTTGAAAAAAGAAGATTATCGGCATTGTGATGTTGCTAAATTCGCAAAACTCGTATCAAATGCACAGGGCGACCGGATAAGCGCCTACCGTGCAAGCTTGGGATTTCTTATGCACACATTTAAGAAAGCGAGCTTCTGCCCTGTTATCGTGTTTAATGATGAAAATATGACAAATGAGCCAAACGGCGGGACGGGTAAGGGGTTAAGCGTCGAATTTGTAAAGAGACTAAGAACTACGGTCACTTTAGATGGAAAGAATTTTGATAGCAAGAACCAATTCTCAATGCAACAAGTCGGGCAGGATACAAATATATTATTCCTTGATGACATCGTAAAAGGCTTTAAGTTCGAGCAACTATTTTCAATGATTACAACAGGGTTTACAATCCGAAAACTGTACACAGGAGAGGTATTTCTTCCTTTTTCGATGTCGCCCAAAATTACGATAACAACTAATTATGCCTTAAAGTCAAAAGGAGCGGCATACGACAGGCGGTTATTTGAAATCGAACTATACAGATACTTTTCCCCTGATCATACCCCCGAGGATGAATTCAAACGCGAACCATTTGCAGAGTGGGATTGCGAAGAATGGACCAGCTTCGATAACTGGATGGTTAATTGCATCGTTCATTATCTGAATACAGGACTTGTAAAACCGGAATATGTCGCATTAGGATATAACAAGCTGAAAGCTCAGACAAATGAAGATTTTGTCCTATTTGCAGAAGATGAATTGAAGTACCCGGGCAGGTATAGTAAGCCTAATTTGATACAGCAATTTAGGATAGACACAGATGATAAGTACTACAGCAATAATCTGGGACAACGCAGATTCACATCATGGTGCAAGACTTGGGCGGAATACAAAGGATGGGAGTTTGATGCACGGTGTGGCCCGGGCGGGAATGAGATTGAATTTTCAAAGCCTGGTGAACGTATTGAGTTTTCAGACTATGAAAAGGGTAAGGAAGAAGCACCGTTTTGAAAAAAAACTAAGTAAAAACGGAATTATTTTCAAAAACACTTGGTTTGTATTAAGTAAATGCTTATCTTTGAAGTATAAATTAAAACAAAACAAAGATTAAAGCAACAGTAAAATATCAAGTAGTGACAGAAGGCCAAGGATTAAAGAGCTCAGTTGACTATTTTCAAACAAAAAAGGAAGCAATATCTTTTATGAGTAAGTTTTATCCTTTTATGATTAAAATGGATGCTTACGTTTTTAATTTACAAAAAGTCACTACTGATAACGATGGGTCTTTTATTGAAATAATTCTCACTAAACACACTATTTTAAATTAAACAATCATGACAATCCACCAACTAAAAAAAGAACTCCTGCTAACCAATAAAAAAATAGCCGGGTTCTTCGAACTGACTACGGGCGCCTACGCAAACAGTAGCGCAAAACCTAGGTATGAAAATGCGCTGTGTAAGTTTTACGAACATGTAAGACAACATCAGAAAACAACACCAGACAAATCTTAATACATGACAAAAGTCATATTTCAAGTAGAAAAGTAGTTATAAATTTACAAAAACAAACAAACACATGATTAAAATTGAAGACCTTATAATCGGAGTTGCAATTTTTTCAGCAATAATAATGTTAGCATGGCAGGGAGTCGTAATTTACGATCAGAAACTATTGATCCGGAGGCTCAAGCGAGACAATGACAATCTTGATAAATTCAATCAGATGGCTGTAAGGGAAGTAATGAAGTATATTCGGCGGCGTAATTCAAAAGGACAGTTCATCAGCTGATAATGCCAGATCGTGAATACATATTAAGAGTTGTTTCGTTTCTTGAGCAAATGGAATACGATCGAATTTACAAGGTTGATAAGCTAGCGAAACCTGAGACTAGAGCCGATTTTATCGATGCCGCTTGCATGTACATTAACACTTATGAATACGGGAATGGTGTATCTTTCATCGATGAAAAATTTGATCGGATCAGGAAGATTGATATAGATGGTGTGGGTTGAAATGTTGGTAACTAGCGTTAAATATATGGCAAGTTGGGGATTAAAATGTGCTACCCTATCGAGCCACGACAAAGTAAATTAACAGCACAAATATACAAATTGTAACGACACCCCCAATTTGATATATACATTGTCAGGGTGCGTTTTTATTAAATTCAAAATGAAAAGAATAGAAAACATTTACGAGGTAACTCAAAGATTATGTGGAATGATTGAACCACGAGGAGAAAGTAATATTGATGAAGTAAGATTTCAAAACTTACAAGACACTATTGATGTTACAGAGGCATTAATTGACGATATTATTTTAGTCGCTCGTCATAAAGATAGAGGCGAATTTTCAATGTCAAAAGCAGGTATTGAGGCTGACAAGTTTATCACAAGATTACGTGAGCGACTTTCTTAAATGCACCCTAACGCTCCCGCAAATAGCGGCAGGGCAGGATTACGGGCGGTGTCCGTTATTGTCAACCACTATTTACGGGCGAAAAGATACAGATTGCAAACCATTACTGCCCGACTTGACCGCTATTTTGTTGGTATGGGTTGTTTTATTTAGAATCAATATAAACTAAGCAAATACTTAAATTATTTTCATTTATTTTCATTTGCCTATTGCCCCGTATTAAGTAAATGCTTATCTTTGGTGTATACAAAAACAATAAAACAACACATCATGGCAACTTTAGAAATCGGCTTCCTTTTTTATCAAACTAATTATTAACAATTTAAAAATAAACAAAATGAGACAAGAATTTGAAATGACACAGGAAGAAATGGACGACATTATCGCTATCAATAAAGGCGGTGGAGACCCTGTAATGTTTTTAAGTGGTGGAACTCCGATGGGAAGTTCTTTGCAAGAACAAATAAACCAATACTGGGAAATTTTGGGAAATAAATATGGATTTAAACCCATGACAGTTGAAGGGAGTTCAAAAGGTAAATTATTTTTTATTGCTGAACCCATACCAGTTGTAATACCGAAAACCCGTGAAGAAATTGAAGAAGAAAAGTACGATACTTTGCAGAAAATTGTTGACCAGTTAGAATTTTGTAATTATCAAACCGAAGATGGTTTACATAGCCTAAAGGATAATTCTGCATTTATTGTGCTAAAGAAACGTGCAGCTCTTTAAGGTTGCCGATAACGGCCGGAACTATATACAGTTGGGGATTGCGGGCTTCATTTCTGTCGAGCCGCACCGCCGCTGTTGCGGGCTACGAAGTGAGTTGTCAGCACCGAAAAACCAATTGATATATAGTTTTTGTTATGGTTTCGTGTTCTTTTTAAGTAATTAATTATCACTAAAATATAAATATATGGAATTAAACATTAAAGCCGATTTAACCCAAACGCTTGGTGTCAGAGAAATGCACCAGTTGATTGAAATAAACATTAGAAGCGAAAAAAAATTTGAATGTATATTTCTCAATAAAGAACAGGCTCAACAGGTAATTGAAAAACTACAATCTTTCGTTGATCCTAACAATGAAAATGTAGAAATACTCCCACTTTACGGATTTAAAACGGAGTGGCAAAAAGTCAAAAGAGGTCTCGACTGCCGTTCCCTGTTTTTATTTTTTTAGGGTTGGCTTTCTCTGTTCTTATTTAGAATTGAAATAAATAACCACAAATGTGGAAAATAATTATAAAAACATTTGGTGGTTACCACAAATGTGGTTATCTTTACTTCATCAATAAGATACAAAACAAATAAAAATTTAAAAAGATGAAAGCAACAGAGATTTTAAACGCAGCAAAAGGCACAAACTTCACAGTTAGAGTATATTCAGATACTGAAATTTGCCTTATGGAAGACAACGACAGAGCAGACAACAGTAGCTTTGCAGTATTAGTTGAAAGAAGTGGTGAATTTGAAGATTACGTTGATGAAAATCACAAAGTACAAAGAGATGATTGCGATGATGAATTTGTTGAATGGTTGAATGAAGATTTGAATGCACCATTTTCAAATGAAGACATCGATGAGAGAATTGAGTATTACGAACAATTCAACAACTAATGAGCGCACAAGACTTAATCAACTGGGGGGAGCTTTCAAGGCTCCTTTCCGGTTCTCGGATGAACATTCGGAAAAACCGAATACCTGAAAAATACAAGGTAGAAATTACAAGCCTTGTTAAGCATATCGAAACATGGCAGACTGAAATTCAAACGGCTGCCTTAGCAGACGAAGCGATAATGAACGCTTTAAATCTGACTTTTTCAAAATGCACGGACGCAGATTAGCCTTGCAGTTAACGTTTCGGGGCTAAACACAGTGCGATTATTTAACGACAAAATATAATTGAAATGGCAAAACAAAAACGAAAGCAAATAGAAAAACTACTATTTGAAGTTTACGACAAAGGTGTGCAAAATGAAGAATGTAATTTAGGATTTTACTATGAAAGCATAATGCAAGCATTGGGTTTAGCCCATGTTATAAAATCGGTTTGCGATTGCGGTAAACCGATTAGTAGCAAATACTCTCCCTGTTGCAGTATTAAATGTTGGAGCGATAAGTTTGAATAGCAAACTGTTTTATACTGGTGCAATAAGCACGTTTGGCTTGTACGAACTTGTCAAGTTATCACCGAACTATTTAGCCAAATGGGCTTTATTGCGTGTTATGCAATCGGCTTTTTTAATTTAATTATTCACTTAAAAACTTAAATAAAATGTACAGAAAATTAAAACGGGTATGGTCTCATAATGATATGAATTACATACCAAAATTCAGAGAAACATTTCCAGAGTTAAATAAAGTTTCAAGCGAGGAAATGTGTGATAGATGGATTTCATTAGGTATTGATTTTTATACCGAAAAGAAAAATACAGTAAAACCAATAATGAGATTTACGTTACCATTTGCCATCGCATTGATGCTTTTAATGCTAATCGGATTGCCATTTGTTTTTTTAATAACTGGTAGCTGGTATTATCCGCACACAAAGGAAGACAGAATTTTAAATTGGTTCAGGTCGCTGCGGCTTCTTTAATCTGTTGCATAATGGTTTGGCTATGTTGCGTAACCTTTTAGATTAGAATTACTCACTTTAAAATACTTGCAAAATGACAATAAAAAACGACACTTTAATAACCGACAAGGCTATGCAATATGAGCCTTTGTTATGCCCAGTAGTTATTAAAAGCTGCCATTGCGAACAATGTAGGTATGTTAAAAATAAACGCAAAAATAGAAAGCTAAAGAAGAAAATAAAACGATTGCTTAATAAACGCAGAAGAAATGATAAACATGATGGTAAATGCTCAAACCACTATTGGGCATAACGGTTTGGCTATGAACTGAAAGCCGAACC